CAAGTTCGTAGAGAAAAAATGGAAGATCAATTAGCTGACATTTTAATTAAGTCAGCTCCACCACGTGGAACCATATTTGAGATATCTTACAAAGATGAAAGTGATAATTTTATATTTACATTAAAGAAGCCTTCAAAAGCAGCAACTATCGCTTAGTTTAATTACTATATAAGTGTATTCTAAATCTATAGGAGATTCTATCATGGCAGTAGGTATGTCAAGTGCAGCTAGATTTTTTGCTAAAAATGGAACAATGGCAAAATCTGTATCTGGCGGCTTAGGTTCAGCAGCGAGAAGAGTTCACGGAGGTGGAGGACCAGTGATTGGGTCAATGTCCGGTCTTAGAACTGGTTCAGCAAGACAAAGAGCTGGAACAGCACTCCAAATTATGGGCAACTACCCTAGAAGAACTGCAGCAGGTGCAGCAGGTGCTGTTGGGGCCTATGGAATGAATAAAAGACGTGGTAGTCAAAACTACCCAATGTACTAAAGGGGATAATTAATGTCTCGCTTATCTGGAATGTCAGCTGGAGTACGCGGTCTTGCGGGAAAAGCTAGAAGCACAGGCGGAAGAGCAGTAGGCGCAACTGCTGGTGGCCTACACGTTGGTGGTAGTTATCTTACTGCTTTTGGTAGAACACATGGCGGAAGTAGTGGTAGAGCGGTCGGAATGCTAGGTAAAGGGGTATTAGCTGCATCACGCCATCCAAAAACAGCAATGGGTGCAGCCGCAGGTGGAATTGGTTACGCTGGATATAGAAGTAGAAAAGGTAGTCAAAATAATCCATTGATGGGATTGGAATAGTTAAATGTTAGGACTGGCTAGAAGCGTAGCTAGAGGCGCAGGCAGTATGGCTAGAGGCGCAGCAGGTATGGCTAAGACAAGAAGTGGAAAATTTGGTATCGGTGCAGGAATTGGATTAGGTGGAATGGCTGCAATGCGAGGAAGATCATCTGGAACAAACGGTCTGCAGGCAAAGTCAAGTGGTGGAATGTCAGGAATGTAATATAAAATGATATAATGTTATATATCTAAATGTAAGGATGTTTACAATGAGTGACTGGAAGAATTTTATTAATATAAATGGTGATTTTGAATTACCAAATTTTTTGTATCGAACAATAAATGATTTAATGAAACAAGCTTTAGATATGGGAACGCTGCTTTCAGATGACCCTTATAAACTAAGAGCCTATAAAGAACAAACAAAAAAATTATTCAAAAACAAATGGTATGATTTAGCTCAAGCTTTAGAGTTTTTTGAAATAATAGAACCATGTTCATGTGCTTCAGCAAGATTGGAAGCAAATGGTGGTAAGGATATTTATTGTGATATATGTAAAGGTGCTAGGTATATTATTTCTTCTGCGCTTACTCCTGATGAAATGCGCGAAGTTAGCATGTTTGTTAATGCGGCAGAAAATGTCGAAGTGGCAGAAAAGCTACAAAGAAGTTTAATGAAAGTTCTTTCGGAACACAAATGAAATGCGTTAGATGTAACTATGATTTAAATTTTATTTACGAAGATATAGTTAAAGCTGAACAGGTTTTTCGTATCCAAGAATACTATTGTCCCCGGATGTAAAAGTTGTTTAATACAAACATATGCCCAAGAGGGTATTGTTAAATCTGAATGGATTGATTTCAATGGAAGGTAACATAGAAAGATTTGAAGATAAAAATTCTTTCATGGACAAGTTTGAATCACTTCGTCCTGATTTATTTTTTCCAGATGAATGGACAGATGAACAAAGAGAAAAAGCTGTTGATTTAGTTCGTCCACAAAAAACAAGAACGTCAATGTTTTCTTCAATTCCAATGAGATGTGAAGCATCGCGCTGCATATTTGCAGAAACCTGCCCACTACATCAACAAAATTTAGCACCAAAGGGAAAACCATGTCCGATAGAAATGGGAATGGTTTCTCAATTTACAGGTGAATATATGGAACAATTAGATGTAAGTCCAAACAACTTAGTTGAAGTTTCCATGGTAAGAGATTTAGTTGATCAAGAAGTTCAATATTTGCGTAAAACAAAACTTCTTGCAAAAGAACACTTTATTCAAGAAAATATTATTGGCATAGATAAAGATGGTGAGCCAATTCTTAAAAAGGAATTACACTTAGCAGTAGAACTTGAAGATAGATTACATAAAAGAAGAAAAGATTTACGCAATCAATTACTAGCAACTAGAGAAGCTAGAGCAAAGACTGGTCAAACTCAACTTGATACAGCTCAAGCTATTTCTGATATTATTCAAAAAGTTCAAAAAATTGAAATAGAGAATAATAAACTTATTCGCAAAAAACTTGGTACATACGAAGTAGATGATTATATAGAAGCTCAAACTAAAGAACTAGAGTAAAAATATGAAAAATCATAGATTAAGCAATACTCAGTTAGAAAATTTGGGCACAAGAGTAAAAATTGGCTCAAAATCGATAAATCCAATTCCACAAAAAATGCCAATAACTAATCAAGCTGTAGAGGCAATGTTGCGGTGGTGATTTATTAGCGGCAGGAGAAGAATTTACCGTTGGATCTGCAAGAGGATACATGGAAAGAGCAAAATCTGTTACAGATTTATATTTACAACACATGATGAATCCTGAAAACAGAAGTGCATCGGGTCTAGCTAGGTTTAGAGGTTTAACGGAACAAGGGTTAAGAGATAATATAGAGTTTTTAGTTCAATCAGAAAATTTAGATTTATCACTGTTAAATAAGTCTGCAGCCGATGATGTATATGCTGCATTTAGAAAACAAGCACTTTCTCTAGAAGAAACATTTATTCAACTAGGAATGCCAGGAGTCTCACTTCCTTCGGAAAGCCCATATAGACATTACCTAAGGTATATAGTTGATCCATTTGCTGGTGGTGATCCAAAAAATGGAATTCATCCAATGACACTTAATTTAATGAGAACATCATTTAACCCAACTCATGACGCAACAAACTTAGAAGATTTTTCAACAGGTAGAAATAGAATGAGATCTCCGTTTTCTCTTCAAAGACTTTATGAAAGAAGTAAAAAATTTTTTCCAGAAGGATTACCTAGTTCTTATGGTGATTCCGTAAATGCAAGTAGGCCACTGAATCATTTAGCCTTTGACAAAGGGAGAGAATACACAGTCCTAACATGGGATACCGAAACAACTGGCCTAACTCCAGAGTCTCAAATAAGGCAAATAGCATTAGTTAAAAGAACTGTTACGTATGAGGCTGATGGCACAATGACCAGTAGTGTTCCAGAAATATTAACTAGTAAAAGCTTTGATTCTGATTTAATGAATATAGCTGGATATATTGATGGAGATGGAAGCACTATTCCTTTATCAAGAGCAGCTTTTATAGCTGAAAGGGGTGGTGATGTAACAAAGATACCTACAGCGGAAATGGAACTTTTTGAAAGAGCATACAAAGATGGTGGTAGGGGAACAGTTGAAAGTATTAAAGATGTTTTAAGACTTTTTACTAACGAAGGTGATATCCTAGGAACAGGTTTAGGTACAGAAAATTTAAGGATAGAAGGCCATAATGCTGAGGCGTTCGACTTAGATAAACTTATAGGCACCTTGCAAAGACTTCCAGCTTTTCAAGAAGATGATGAAGCAAAAGGGCTATTAAAAAAATTTTTACACCTAAGATCATCTAAATCTGACTACATGTTAGACACATTAGACAGCGCAAAAATTGCTATCGGTATGCAACAAGCTGAACTTGAGACAATAATGCAAAATGCTGGATCAATTTTGGGAGATGACACATTTAGTATAACTCCAGAATTGCAGCGTGGATTACTATCTTCTTTTAGCATCTCTCCAGAAATGTTTGGTGGAGCTAAAGGTACTGAGTCATTAGAAAATTTATTTTTAAATACTAATTTTTTTGAATTACTAGAAGCAAGAGGTCAAAAAGAAGTACTAAATCCTTTAACCGGTTTAATGGAAAAAGAAGGATTAGATACTTTAATTAATTTAATGGAAACTCGTGGTACTCACACCGCAGAAGTCGACACGATGTTAAATGCATACATTAGTGATTTTATTAACAATAATGAACTTAGGATTAGAAGACTTCCAACTGCTGCTATGCCACCAGCTGGATTAAGCGATGCAGCTGCAGCTGAATACACAAAGAAGCATGTTCAATTAGAAAAATTATTTAAATCTCATGGCTTCATGAAAGAAAGTAGGTCAATGACCGCTTTTGAAAAATTCATGAGAGCAAGAATTAGACGAAGCAGCGCTGTAACTCCAATAACAAATATATCAGACATGACTAGAGTATCTGATGATGTTTTTAATTTCCTTCAAACAGAACCAGGAATGCAAAAAATATCAATGTCAGTTAATCCTGATTATTTAGCAAGACTTGAAAGTCAAGGAATTAATCTTGGTATTAGAGCAGAAAATATAGCCGACGAAGCATCTGCGGGAAGAATTTATTTTGATTCTGAACGTGGTAAATATGTGTTTTCAAATTTCGAATCTAGAGGAGTTACAGGAGCAGGAGCAGGATTTCAGGAACTTGATACTGGCGCAGTAAATAAAGCTTTTAATTTTGCACTAGAAGAATCTAAAAAGGGAAAAGCTTTATCAGAAAGAATAAATATTGGTGCTGGTGGATCAATTTCGGTAAACCCAAGCACAGAAGCTTTATCTAATATTGGAATAACAGAGATAGAGGCAACTGAGCTTGATCAAATGATGAGAGCCAGAAGAGGACTTGGTTCGCTGGGAACACCAAGGTCATTACCAACTGACGTAGCTGGTCTATCTGAAGCATTGGGCACTACATCAGAACTTTATGGACTAAAAAGTGGCGGGTATGCTCCAGCAATTGTAGGAGCAAAAACAGCAGAATATTCACAAGCCTTAATAGATAGAGGACTACCTTATGCTACTTATGATGTTAGAAGTAGAATACTAGCTTCCGCTGAAGCTAGAGCTACTTCAAAAATAGGTCAAACCTTAATAAAAAGAGTATCAGAAAGAGGAGATTCAATTTACTCTGCACTAGCAGGTAAAGATATAGGTAAGTTATCTGATATTGGCATTCAGTTTACAATGGCTCAAGGTAAAGAAAGTATTTTTGGTTTAACGAGTAAATCAAAAACAGGTAAACTTTTTCCTATAATTGAAAATTCATATTTTAGAACTCCAGTTACCCAGACTAGAAAAAAAGCAAGTAGAGTCATTGTTAGCGCAGACGAGCTTGCCAATCTTACAATAAGAGAATTTAATCCTAAAACTAAAAAAGCTATTGGTGATGGTATCAAATTTGGAAGCAAAGAATTCTTAGAAGATACAAATTTAAATAGATTTGTAGATTCAACAGTTCAGGCAGCAGACGCAGAATTAGGAGCAACAATAAACAGAGCATTTGCTCCAAAAAATTTATCTAGAGCAACTGTTGAAGATTTAGCTGAACAAGTTTTATCTGGAAACATTAGAGCTTACGCTAAACTTAGGTCAACAGAAGGATCTTTTATTACTAAAGCCGTACAAGAAGAAGCAGAGGCTCTAGCTAAAAATATTTTTGGTGAACAAAAATTACTTACAGGTGAATTAAACGAAAGAATGAGTCAGCTATCTGAAATAGCTTCTCTAACAACTAGAGAAGCTAGAGAAACTCGATTGAGAGAGTTAGCAGGTAAAGCAGATCCAGATGTAGTTGTTGATAACTATAGAGCTACTATCGGAACAATAGCAGACGAAATAGGTGAAACCGGTATCATAGGTATGAAGATAACCGGAGACGCAGCAGTAGAAACAATAAATGAAGCTAGATTAGCTCAAGGTATTTCTGGCGTAAGAGATACCGACGTAGCATTAAAAAATAGAACTCATAGACTTATTGATATATTCCAAACTGAAGATGATGGTGTAATTGGTTTTTCAATGTCTGGATCAGTAACTGATGACATGGACATGGCAGCTAGAACCCTCTTGGGTGAGGCGGCAGATGCTGGAGTATCAAGAGCTGCAGAAGATGCAGCTGCACGAACATCCCTTATTAATTCTGCATCACTCGTAGATTCTATTAATCCAACACTACCAGGCCTTGATGAAGGTGAAAAGATTGCCAGCGAGGCAATAGCCGTAGGTAGAAAAATGTATGAATCAAATAAAGGAAAGTTTGCATTAGGTGCGTTAGCTTTGGCTGGAGCGGTCACTGGATATAAAATGGCTAAAAGAGGAAACGAAAATGATCTTTATGACGCTACTATGGGACCAGCACCAGTTGAAGAAGGACAAAGGCCTTACGGTATACAAGAAGCTTTAATGGGTAATGGTCAAACCTCCAGAAGAAGAGATCCGTTATTTACAGCTGGTGTTGTAGGAAATTTAGATAGACAAAAAATAGGTCACACATCAATGGGTTCTAATAAGCACAGTCACTTATTTGGAGATAGATAAATGTCACTTTTATCAAGTATAGGCAAAACCTTATATAAAGGGGCAACCACTAAAGTCGGTGCAGCCGCAATAATAGGTGGTGCAGCTACAGCAGGCCTTGCTAAGAACGCCGCACCAGCTGCAAGAGACGCTGCCATGGATGTAGCTTTTGGTGACCCCAATGCGGATGAAGCATTTCTTGGAAGAAAATTAACACCGGGTGCAGTTTTTGATGCAGCAGTTCCAGGTTCACACACAGGCAGGAACACAATAGGTGCTATGGGTGCAGGAGCGACGGTAGGAGCCGTTATTGGTGGTATGGCTAAAGGTTTTAAAGGCGGAGCAATAGGAGCAGCATTTGGAGTAACAGCTGGGTTAGCTGGATCTGCTGCAATGGGTATTGGATATATAAACAGAAATGAAAGATTCATAAATGAATCACCATATGTTGGAACTAGAAGATTAAATAGAGATATGACTTATGGTGGAAATATGTATAGTCAAAGAAATTCATCTTTAGAAACTGCGCAAGAACTTAATGCAGATGGAAACATAGTACTCGGTATGCACAACCTCAGGAGAGGTGGTTGAGCATGAGTGACATGAGCGGAATGGTTGACGAAGCCTCTGAAATCCCAGGAGCAATGGGTAAAGTCTTAGGCCGGAATGGAAGCAACTGCAGCAATACAGAATCCACTTTTATTATTTGGCTATGGTTCATATAGGGCTCAAAATACAATTCTTAAAGGTGGTTTCTTAGATAATAAAAGAGGTGTTGGACGGAAGATTTAGTCCTAACCTTGCAGCTAGATCTAGGGCAAAGTTTAGACCTTTTGTAGGAAACGCATTAGATCCACTTGGACCACAGGGTGCTAATCAATTTGTTGGTGGAAGAAATATATTTGGCAGAACGACTAGAAGAGGAGAAAAGCTAGCAAGAGGTCGGAAGAGCTGCAATTAAATCTGGCACAGATGATTTAACTAAAGTAGGATCTAACTTTAAAAGATTTAGAAGAGGAAATTTAACTCTAAACCCTAAAGCATTCTTTAGGGATCCAAACCTTTCTAGATTTGGAGCAGGACATAATATGGGCTTTATGGCACCGAATGCCGGTGGAGGATTAGCCTCGATAGGTAATATGTTGACGAGAACTTCGAAAGAAGCAAACCCAACATTTAGCGGTGGAGTTTTTGGAAGATTAGGGGCTGTTACTAAACTAGAAAGAAAATCAGCTACCAGTCGAGCTGTTGCCCGTGGAGATTTAAATCTTGCAAGAATAGCTAAAATGAACGGCGCTGTATCAACGCAAGTTTACGCCGCAGCAGGAAGTCGTTTACCTGCTGTTAGAGATCCTGCTACGGGTAGATTTACAAGAAATCCATTAAACTACTCAACTCAAACAACTCCATTAGGGTCGTTGGTAAATAAAGTTACTGCAGGTGAGGCTTTATCAGTTGGTGAACGTAGAGCTATGACCACAGCCGGCGTAAGGGGAACGGCAAGCAGATCGTTTATGGAGTACGCCTTTATGTCTGGAGGTGGCCTTGATTTTATGTCATCGCAAGCTCTAGGTGCTACCGCTAAAACATTTGGAACAGGAACGCTAACCTTAACAGATAATGCAGAAAAAGTAGTTAGAGGTTTAGCGAAAGGTATTCATGGAAATGGACAATTTGGAGTAACTGTTGCCAATAGACTTGGTATGGCAATGCCAATGACTGAACTCGGTGCAGCAAAAATGGGTCAAAGACTTTTGGGAGAAGGTATATACAAAACCATGGGCGCCCGAGGAACACTGCAGGCGATAAAGTTTGGTGGAGCAAAAGTTGGAATGGCAGTTGGAGCAAGAGCTGTAGCTGCAGCTGTTCCTGGTCTTAATTTAATCTTTGCAGCAGACATGGCTTATCAACTTGCTAAGCTTGGTGGATTGGCCGTTAAAGCTGGAATTAATTTTGGTAAAGATGGAATGAAGTCAATGCAGGGTAACATGCATACTGGAGTCTTTGGAGCAGGATATAAAGATGATGAAGTTAGAGCAACCTCTAGAGCTAGAGGCGTTTCTGCAATTCAGAACAGTAGATTAAATGCTAGATCATTACTTGGATCAGAAGGTGCGATGATGGCTTCGCATTTCGGGTAGAATATACTATGGACAAAACTCAAGAATTTCGTAAAAGATTAGAAGGTCTTTCTAGGGATGATCTTTTAGAAATTATTAACGCGCAAGATCCAGAATATTCAAAACAGGTTAATAGAATTGAATGGGTTTTCAAAAATAAACTAAGCCATATAAACTGGGCTGATGGTACGCCAGTTGAAGGTAGACAATTTACCAATAGAGAATTAGCTTTATTAATTGACGAACCTTTTGAGGTTGATAATAATCTTTTAGACATGCGGAATATCTGCTGATCAACAAAGACAAATACATCTATCTAAAGATCCATGTAGATGGGCAAAACATTTTCTTCAAGCAGAAACAAGAGTTTATCAAACTTTGATTTTGCGCGATCCAGCACTGAGAAAAGTATTAAGAGCAGGTCGTCGTTTAGGAAAAACTTTCAGCATGGCTATTGCTTTACTCCATTATAGTTACACTCATAAAGATGGAAGATGTCTAGTTATTGCTCCAATGAAATCGCACGTTGAATTAATTTATCAAGAAATTCTTAGATTAGCTTCTAAGAATGAAATAGTAATGAATTCAATTACAAGAAAAGTAACTAGTCCTCAGTTTATGATTCAATTTTCTAATGGCTCTACAATTAGGTTCTTCACATCTGGTATGCGCTCAGGTGGAAAGTCAGACGTAGCTCGTGGTCAAGAAGCACACATAATTGTGTTGGACGAAATGGACTACATGCACGCAGATGACCTTGACGCGCTCTACGCGATGCTACAGAAGACTGCAGAAGATCAACCGGACAAAATACTCATTGGAGCTTCAACACCAACTGGTAGAAGAGAGAGATTCTGGGAATGGTGCAGAAGTGCTAGATTCCAAGAGTTTTGGTTTCCGTCATATTGCAACCCATATTTTTCAAAAGAACAAGAAGATGAATTTAGAGAGCAATACTCAGAAATGGGTTATCGTCACGAAATCGAAGCAGACTGGGGCGAAGACGCAGAAGGTGTTTATCCTAGAAAGTTTATAGACAAAGCTTTTATAGATCCATCTTGGGATTATACACCTGAAATACAATCAGCTAGATCATTTTATACAATTGGGGTTGACTGGGATAAATACGGCGCTGGAACAAACATAGTTGTATTAGAAACCTGCAATGAAAACTATGAAGATGAAAGATTTAGAAATAAAGTCAGAGTTGTGTACAGAGAAGAAATTCCCAAGTCTGAATATACTTTAACAAATGGAGTTAATAGAATAGTTGAATTGAATGAATCTTTTCATCCAAAGCATATTTATGTTGACAGAGGATATGGAGAAGTTCAAGTTGAGCTACTTAGAAAATATGGAACGGAAAACCCAAAATCAAATCTTAGAGATAGAGTTAAGGGAATAGGGTTTGGCGAGAGCATTGAGATAAGAGATCCATATACTAAGCTTCCAATTAAAAAAGAAATTAAACCATACATGGTAGACAATCTAACTCAATACCTTGAAAGAGAAGCTATTTTATTTCCAGCTTCAGACGAAGAACTCTACATGCAGTTAATTTCATATGTTGTTGTTAGAACCACCCAAATGGGAAGACCTATATTTGAAGCTGGTGGATCAGCCATGGATCACGCGCATGATGCTTTAATGTTAGCGCTTCTTGCTATTACTCAAAATTATGGAGACTTTAGTAAATTAAAAGTAGCAAGAAATACAGAGAGTTTTTCAAATACGTTCTTTATGCCAAAGGCAAACAACGCATCTGACGATGGAGATAAGGAATCACCTGCATCTGGTATCATGGTAACCACTAAGAGAAACTCTGACTTGATGCCAGGTATCAGAAAAGGGAGACCTGCAAAACGTGTTTCTAGAAAAATGTTTTAGGTAAAAATATGTCATTAGTTAACAATATAGACAATCAACTTTCAACAGAGCAAAAAGTAACATTAGATTATTCAACAACTGAATCATCTTCTCGTAGTTCAACTGAATCTTCTTTTACTAGAAGTGGAATAAGTTCAGTTCTTTTCCAAGCCGGAGTATCATATGGTAATGATCAGCCGTATTCAGTCCCCTTACAGTCTCTTAAACAAGAAGCAAAAAATAGCCTTTCAGACTTACTTAAATTCTTAAAAGACTTAGAAGATTTATTAAGACAAGTAAAATTAGATCCATTAAATAATCCAAGCTTAGAAGAAGCACATGCCTATGTTTGGGATGAAATTAATAAAGTTGATCATCCATATCCCAAAATAGAGATAGAAGGATATGCGGGTAGCCTGAAGTATCCTAGGCCACCTTTCATATGCTTTGATCAGTATCTTTATGCGGAAGGAGTTCAAACAAGAGGCTATAGAAAATTTGTAAAAGAATATGATAACTTAATATCAAATACTACATTTGGTCACATCTACGATTTTAGAGAAATTATTAAGTACTTAGTAAACGAAACTAATTGCATCATAAGTTCATTAGGTGCAGATTTTGGAGATAACTATGAAGATGACTCACAACAACAGGTCGCGTCGTACTACTTATACTGGATCAAAATGGCAATCCACTATAAGGAACTCTTTGCCCAATCAATCAAATCATCCCCAACAGGTTTGCCAGAAACCGAAGTGGATAAAACAACTAAAAAGCAAGCCGCTCAATTTCAAGCATTTTTTTCTATCAAAGTAAACTCTTTAACAAATATGATAGATAGTCAGTTAGATACCCTTCATAAAGATTTGGTAACTAACTGCAATGTTTTTTACAATAAGTATTTAAGTCCATCATTAAGATTTAAAACAAAAGTTGTTGCCGATTTTGCTTTAGATATAAGAACTACAAATATGAAAACAGAATTACCTAGCTTATCAGAAGAAGCAGCAATAGCGCTTTTAGCCGCAGAGGGTAACTTTAAATCAATTTTAACTGATTTGTTAGAGAGAAGAAATAATACATCTGCAAAGATAGACTCTTTATATCAATCTATAGTTCAAAGAAGAAAATATACAAGCTTTATATCTCAGCTGTCTGCAAAAGCTGTAAATAGAGAAAGAATTGTTACTACGGAAACAGATTCAAATTATGCATCTTTGCTTTCTGGTTTATTCGTAGATGAGTCTCAAATTAACTCACTAAAATCTAGTCACTCTTTATTGGATGACCTAAGTGAAGATAGTCATCCTCAGTATCTAATGAAGTCTGGCGGAGTAATAGTTGGAGATATAACAGTAGAAAATGCTGCAAAGATAGACGGAGTGCAGATAGGTGAACATTCTCATTCTGGTTCAGATGGATCTAAAAGAATAAGATCTATAGATATAGATTATGAATCGGTAAGAAATGAAATTAATTTACAGCAAATAAATTCAGCCGCAAAAGAAGTTGTTATCAAAATTGACTCTATCACACCTGATATACTAATAGGTGGAGTTCCAGTTGCAGATGTGAATATCAGCATTGATATACCAGATGAATTTAAGGATAAATACGATTTTGAAATATTATACATAGAGTTGTGACATGAGCTGGTTTAAATATTTAGACAATACAAGCAATTTGGCGGCAAGTCCCCAACAAAAAGTTTATAACATTCCGCCCTTAAAAAGGCGGAATAGTAATAAACCAATTAAAGGATTATATTGTTGCTAATGATTGGTTATTTACAGACATCGGAAACAATGAATTAAATTACGTATACAATACTAGTCTACTTAAAGTAGAACAAGATCATTCATATTTAGTTGTTTATGAGAATTCTAATGTTATAAAATCAGAAGCTTCGACTCCTGTGATTACTAAAATTGTTGACGGTATAATGTATTTTAAGGCCGCAAAGAATCACGAAGCAAATAGTCTTCCAGATGGAACTTATAGCGTTTACTATGGATCAGACTATATAAAATATATTCACGCAACTCCAGTTACATCAAATTCAGTAACATCTTATGAATACGTAGAATATCCAAATACTGTTATCAATTCACTTGAAGCAAGTCCAGGCTACAGTCCTTACTATAGCGCAACTCCACCGAGTATTGATTTGTACGACACTGAGATTAATAAAAACTCTATTGGATATTATAGATTGGCATACTTTAACGATGGAACGGATTGGATTAACAATCTATCAAAAAAAGTTGGATCTAAGATAGTTGGAACCTTTAGTGGGCCAAATATCAAAATAACTGGTGCAGTTGGTCCAGGATATGGTAAATGTAAAATTAGAATAATTACAAAATATGAATCTTCAGCAGAAACTGAAAATATAGTTTTGGACTGGTATGAAATTGACTGTTATTCAACTGAAGAAAAAGAATCAATAATTTTTCAAAAAAATGATTTAGAATATCTTGACTACAGTTTAGAAATTGAAACTTTATCAGATAAAAATATTTTATCGGCTAATAATCAAATATATATTAGTAAAATAAGTTTCTTAAAAAACTTTTATTTTTCCTTAGATGATCAAGAAATAAATCCAGATTTAACCTTTAAGTCAATAGGAGGATTAAGATAATGGCTACTATTAAAAAAACTATACAAAATTTAAAACCTGGAAAACAATATCTTTTAACAGTTAAACCAAAAGATGTAGAATTAAACGTTTTATTAGATCCAGCTTCAGCTGTAAGATTCACTGTTCCAGCTGACTTAACGCAACCAGCTGAGCTTGGTGATTTGACGATAGTGGGAAACTACAAGTCTATAATGATTAGTTTTAATCCTTCTAATGAATCAGATTTAAGAGGATACAACTATGAAGTTTACCTTCCTGAAGACATTGCTCAAAGTGGATCTACATATGTAATCATCAGTGGATCAACTCCATATCTTTCTGGCTTTTCAGCATCGAACGTTATAGCTGTTGACGTTCCACAAAACTCCGAAACAACAAATCAAGTAAATGCAAATACTGGTGTCACAACTGTTGTCACAACAGAAAAACTTTACTTTGCTAGAGTTCAATCAATAGATACATCTAATAATAAATCTGCATGGACACCAATTGCGGCATCTACTGCTACAACACTTATAGATTCTGCGCACATTGTAGATCTTACTGCGTCTAAGATTACAGCTGGAACAATCGGTGCACACACCATTACAATGGCTGGTGCAACTTCAATTATTAAATCTTCTACATTTAATGGAGTAGATGTTGGTGGAGGAAGTTATGCAAACGCCACAACAGGTTGGTTAATTAATGGTAGTGGTAGAGCATACTTCTATGATGCTACGGTTGCTGGAAGTATTGACATTGGAGGATATGACTCTGGATCTTTTCACGTAAATGCTGATGGAGAT